ATTTTATCTCATCCTCCCAATCTACTTGAAACATATCCATATCATCAGCTTCAACTTCATATAGATCAGAAAATTCCCAATCTCCATCTGGATCGTGGGAAAAATCTCCTCCATCAAAGTTCCTCCAATGTTCATAAACTTTTTCTTGATCTACACTATCTGGTGTAGTGATGTAAAGATGATGACAAGTCATGGAAGTTACTGTCAATTTAAAATGTTTACTCATAGTCTGTCTCCATAGGAAAAAATTTATCATCTGGATCGGGGTAAACCCCACAATCCTGTAGATATTGGATCGCATCATCTTCACGCTGGCTGTCCAGTGCGGATTGATGGTTGTGCATAAATCCATCTTCAGTAATAGTGTAGGATTTAGTTCTTAAATAAAAGCTCATAGTTTTTTAAATCGGGTGGATAATTTTGACCATATTTGGATCGTTGCGAGGTATCTTTCGTTGTCCTCCTCAACTAATTTGTAGTTTTGTGCTATATCCCACACTTGATCGAGAACTTTTTTGTTCTTATCTATTCGTGTTGGATCGCCTGATTTTTCTTGTTCCCATTCGTATTCCCTTAGAGAATCAGCATAATACCTGTAAGCTGTACTTTCAGGTATCTTGTGATCTACTACAAGAATGTCAACAATATCTTTTCTTTGTAGTTGCTCTTCTGGTTTTTTATCTTCATTAGAAACAAGTAACTTCTGAATAAAATCAGTTGCCTTCTTTTTATCCATTTAATAATCTCCTTTTATGTTCTCTAGCTTCAGATAAAGAATCATAAAATTCAATTACCGAGTACAGGATACTATCAAATAGATAAGTCTCATCATACTCTTTCCATATTTCGTACAAGTTGGTACGATTTCTATTTTCGGGGTGCTTCATATTCCACTTGAGTAGAATATAGTATGGTTTAATTTTCATTAACAACTCTCCCGTCCAGTGTGTTCTTCCCAGTTATTAGAAAATTCACAGTAAACTTTTATTCTGTTAATTACTTCTTCCATAGTGAAGCCACGTTGTATAGTGTCATCACCAAAAGCTAAATCAGAAATCTCTCCAATAAAATTGTGTCTTTTATCTGGATCGTTCCACGCACTGTCTAGTGGAAATTCTGGGTGTTTTTGTTCGTAGTTCATTAAAGATAACCACAACCCTCTTCGCCTTCCAATTCGTAAAACCAGTTAACGGAAATGTACAAACCATTGCTATAAGATTGTTCAGATTTATTTTCATATTTGGAACGTAATGCTTCACAAATAGGTTCTGGTGGACTCCACGCAGTATCAAAAGTAACCTCAAGGAAGTCTGTATCATCTTGTGTGATCTGCACTGCATTGGCTGGCCACTTCGTACCCCAGTGAGTACACCTCCAGTCGTACCATCTATCATCTTGCCTACCAGTAGAGGCAAATTTTGGACAATCCCACCCTTTTGTATCTGGATCGGGTTGTACTGGTAGCTCCCCAAGTTCTCCTCTTTTTACGGAGATGGAGTTTTCTTCATGTAATTCAGATAATGGAATTACTTTCCAATCTGGTTCGGGTATTAGAGCATTAAAAGGGTTTTCACCTTCAAAAAGTTCTTTGACTTCTTGTATTGTTTTGGAGTCGTCACCTCTAACTCGGACTCGGTTGTATGTCCAATTTGGCATAAGTTGTACCTCAGTAATTAATTGTGGATTAGTGAACATTCTTATTGTAGTACACTATATGCTTTTTTGCAAAAAATTTTTCTCACTTTTTATTTTTAGTGATAATTCTGAGAATTTGAAAATCGGCCATTCATAGGAGCTATTTTGTTGGTTCGTGTTCTTTTTATTTTTTGAAGATTTTGGCCAAAAATTGAGTTATTTTCAAGAATCCGTGCAAAATCGTGCAAAATCTGACTCCACGCAGTAGACACTACGAAAAAACCAAAAGACGCACAGTGGATTGTATGAGTAAAAATACCTAGTGAAAAATACTAGTAATTTATAATAATTTATTAAAATTAATAGTCAATATCTATTGAAAGAATTTTATTATTGTAGTAATATAGAAATGACACTATATAGTGTCTTTTAAATTACACCCAAAAATTAAAATGCAAAATCAAATTGAACTTTTCAAAAATCAATTAGAAAATACATTAAGTATTTCTAATGAGCAATTCTCTAACAACATTAACAACCAATTAACCGCAGAAAAATTAGGTTATCAAAACTCATCTAATGAAACTATTTTTAAAGGGTCAAAATTTATTGATGATACTTTTAAAAATGATTTAGACATTATATGGAAAAATAATGGACTAGATTTTGAAGCAGTTAAAGCACCTCTATTTTATAAGGGTACAAATGGTGAACTTATAGAGGTTAAGGACCACCAAGCAATTATTAATAACCAAAATAATAATCTGTTGAACATACCGAAGCTACAATATACTACGCTTCAATTATCTACTATTAAAAAATTAATTAGTGAGATAAGAGGCAACACAACTATAGAAAGTATTATGAATGTTGATGATAAAAGATTTGTCTTTAATCTTGCAGTTGATAACGCTATGCAAGATGTAAAACAAGATGACCCACACAAATTAAGATTAGTAATTGTTTCTAGTCATGACAGTTCGGTATCTTGTCACATATCATTTATACATTTTAGAATGTTTTGTTTTAATCAAATGAATAAATTAAAGCAGTCTAATCCTTTAGTTTTTAAACATACAAAATCTATTAATGATAATGTAGCTAGGATTAATTCTATTATTGATTTCAATAAAGGTGAGTTTACTAAGTCAATAGAGGATTATAAGTTAATGGTACGCAAAGAGATAACAGACAATCAAGTTAAAGAAGTTTTAGAAAGGTTGTATTTTGAAAAATGGAATAATAAAAAAGTATGTATTGATAGAACATTAAAACAAGAAAGAGAAAAAACATATTTAGATTTAGTTGAGGTTAAGCAGATTAAAGAGAATTTAGAAAAGGAATTTTCACAAAATGGTAGAACAGCCTACAGCCTACACAATGGGATTAATTATTATTATTCTCATCAGATGGGAGCTAGTAATATTAAAGACGATAGCGAAAAGGCAAGAATAAGGATGGAACAGAACTATTATGGTAAAAACTCAGCAATTATTGATAGATCAAAAGAATTATGTATGTCTTTATGATTTAGATTATTAATTTACACTATATACCCCGCCAAAAGCGGGGTTTTTTATTGGCCGAATCTCAAATAAGACTAACTGAGAATCCTATAATTTTAAACTTGTTTATGTGTATTTGTATTGTAGTACTTTTTAAATTATATGATTATTAACTTAAGACTAAAGAAGTATTGATATGACTGGGTTTTTTGGTTGTCAGTCTTACTATTCTCAAGTGTTTTTAGTGTGTTTTATTGCTTATATTGTATTAGCTTATGGTAAAAAGTACGATATAATAAGGGTAGGCAATAAGCCTATTTTAAAAACCATCTTAATTTTTATCATGTCTACTAGATCAGTTATTGGAATTTTACAAGATGACAAATCTGTTAATTCTGTTTATTGTCATTTCGACGGATACCCCGAACACACGGGCTATTTTTTAAAAAAGTTTTTCAACACCACCGAAAAGGTTAATAATCTAATATCAAATGGGGATATTAGTTCTTTAGTATCTAGTCAAAATTGGCAAAGGGAAAAACACCCAATGATTAATAACAAACAAGTTTTAAAAACTTTGTATTATGTGGATCGACCCGAAGCGTGGGAACATATCAAACCACAAAAACACAAAGGGGTTTTAGAATTTTTCCAACGCGATTGTTGTGATGAGTTTAAGTACTTGTTTCTACCTAGTGGAAATTGGAACTATAACGATAAAGGTGTTTGGAAGTGTTACGAAACATCAGACCCAACAAAACCAGCCCCAACAATTTCAATTCCCGACACATCAAAATTTTTTGATTCTGAAAATCAAATGTTTGTTTATGGGTTTTCTAAAGTATCAAGAATTAAAGAGTTATCAAAAGAAACAAAATCATTAGATACTGTTGAAAGTTTAGGAAATAAAATTATGCAAATGGGATTATAAAAATGAAAACTAAAGAGCAAATTTTTAAAACTAAAGTTTTAGAACAAGTCAAACAACTAACCAACAGTGGCCAACACGTTAAGGCTAGTAAATTATTTAACAAGTATTTTCAAATCTAATTATGACTGACTTATTAAAGTACATCAATTCAGGTAATGCCGAAAATGACAATGCTATTAAAGAGTGGATCAACAACAGGCCAAAAGGTTTTACAGTTGATTTCGCAAAAGATTGCAGTAGACACGGCAACCCCGACCAATTCAAAGTAGTTCTTACTAGATACTACAAAGTAAACAAAGTTAAGAGTTTTTAAACTGTTTTTATTCTCTTAGCTCATAGCAACCCCACAAACACAAAACAATGTACAACCAAAACAGCCACCGAACCACAGCAACCACCACGCAACGCAAAAAACAATTAATTGCAATGACTTTGTTTTTATTTTCTTTTTTGTTTGCTAGTTGGTACGCACCCGAACACATAAACGGATACCCCACCCCACCCCAAAACGTGAGATAATCCACGCCCGCACACAATACACCACGCCCGCCCAGTGCGGGTTTTTTATTGTTTGTTGGTTACTCTATCCACTGCACCCCACCAACACCCCACGCACCGAACACCACACCCACAGGCCACCACCCCCACAGGCCAGCAGGGGCAGGGTAGCAAAAAATTTTATTTAGTATATAAGAGCCCCGAACCTACTGATAAATCTACAAATTAAGACTACTTTTTCTTTCCTTCTACGCTTATAGAAAGCTGTGGAGTGTTTAGATTGATTGTTTCTTCGCTTTCCCCAAGCACTTTGCCTAACGAATCCAATATCTGAGCAGCAGTCTGAAGCTGACCCCTCTTCATTGCCTTGTTAAAAAGCCTCATCCTCATTCCCTGGAGTCGTGCCACCATCTTCTCTCTATCCTTTTCCCAATCTTCATCGTTCCATTCTTTTACCTTACCCCAGTCTCTCCACGCTGTATCCACCCCAATATTCTCTTTGGTTGCGTGATCGAGTACCAACTGTCTAGTAGTCAAGCCCTCTAGCTGACGACTGTACAATCTTTGCCTCCTAGCTTCAATAACTGAATCTGGATTTCTCTTTCCACAGACCTTACCACCCAACGGAGCGTTTGGACTGTCTACATCTGGTCGATAGTATGCTTGAGCCACGGACTAAATAAATACTAATACTTGAATAATAACCCTAAAAACACTATTTAGTCGACTAAAACACGGAAATTTGTTCATATTTGGGCTATTCTTTACTACATGAGCACAAAAACAGACGAAAATCTATCACTTAGATGGGCACAGGGGGAGGTGTTCAACGCAAAACAAAGATTTAGAGTCCTGGTAGCTGGCAGAAGATTCGGAAAATCCTATTTATCCTGCATAGAACTTTTAAAAGCAGCAATAGACCGCCCTGGCGAAACCTACTTCTACTGTGCCCCAACCTACCGCATGGCAAAAGACATAGCCTGGAAAGAAATAAAAAAACTTAT